CTCACAAAAGACCAAATCAACGCCATCCTGGCGCCGAAAAAAGAGGAAGGAAAAGAGGTGACACAGTGAAAATCTACGCAGTGCGCGATCGGCTGATCGACTACTACATGCACCCGTTCGCCGGCAATAGCGACAAAGACGTACTCGCGGCAATCAGCGCCGCGGTAAACCGCGAGGGCAACCTGGACGCAATCGCCCAGGCGCCGCACTACTTCGAGGTGTGGCGAATCGGGAACGTCCTGGACAACGGCCACATAGAACCCGTCCGGGAGCTCCTGGCAGGCTGTGAGAGCCTCGTTCGGCCGAAAAAGGCAGCCGAGCTGCACGAATACGCAGCAGGGCCCCACGGACCCAACGGGGAAATCAGACCTGGTGGAATAGCTGCCAAGGCAGCGAGTGTCACCTAGACCAGTTACATCAAGTAGGAACTGGTCGTAATCTCCAGTCTCACCAATTGAGACTGGAGGGAAGATGGCGCGACGCAACATCAGCGGAAAGAAGCACGCGAGGAAGTTCCAGAAAGGCAGGAACAAGAGCCGGGCAATCAACAGCCCGGGAACAGTCATGCGAGGCGGAATCCGCCTCTAATGACCTGTGAGAACCAACTCACGGCATATCAGGGGGCCTACGGAGGCCCCCTGAAATTTAATAAGCCGATGGATGGCAGAGCCTGGACCAGGATCGAGCTGCCCTGCGGTCAGTGCATCCTGTGCAGGCTAGAACACGCACGGCAGTGGGCCGTGCGAATAACGCATGAAGCGCAACGGCACAAAGAGTCATCGTTCATCACGCTGACCTATGACGACAAGCATGTGCCGGAATATGGGAGTCTCGACTACAAACGAGACATGCAGCCATTCTGGAAACGGCTGCGAAAAGAATACGGAAAGATCGCGTACTACGCGGTGGGCGAGTACGGAGATAAAACACAGAGACCGCACTATCACGCCTGTGTCTTCGGACAAGCCTTTACAGACCGGCGCCTGATACTGCGAGAAGAACCGAGCAGACTCTGGACAAACCAGACGTTGCTCGACATATGGGGAAAAGGTCACGTCAGCGTAGGAGCGCTGAACTTCCAGACAGCGCAATACACCGCCTCATACGTGACAAAGAAACTGAACAACGAAAAGAGATACGTACGCATTGACCAAGTAACCGGGGAGCTCGTCGAGATCGAGCAGCCCCGTGCGTACATGAGCTTGAAACCAGCCATCGGCAAAACATGGATTGAAGCAAACCACAAACACGTTTATGCCCGTGATCGGGTCGTCGTGAATGGATCACCGCAAAAACCTCCGAAGTTTTACGACCGATGGCTAAAGGAGACAGATGAAGCAAAAGCAAAAAAAACAAAAGACAACAGGAGAAAGAGAGTAAGACGCTTGAGCCAAGAACAGACGCACGCGCGCGCGCGAAACGCGCACGCACGCGCGAAGAGTAAGAGCAGAAGCGTGTGACTCTCCCCCCACTAGGGGGGGGATCACACCAGGGGGAAAGAGACGTTTTCCACCGGTTGCGCCGCTAGAAATCCGGCACAACCCGTGGAGAACGGGAATAAGAAAGGAGTAGATATATGACAAAACAGTGTGTCAATCAGGAGAACCCTTAAAATGTACAGAAACAAGACAGCCCGGCAGCACAATTTCGCGGTAGTGCCCAAAGCGGACATCCCGAGATCGAAATTTGCTATGAGGCAGACCCGAAAACAAGCATTCGACGCATCAGACCTCATACCGGTCATGTGCGAGGAAGTGCTGCCGGGAGACGTGTGGAGCCACACGGAAAGCATAATGGCGCGACTGGCAACGCCGATCGCGCCCGCGGTCGATGATATCGACCTCGAAACCTTCTATTTCTTCGTACCAAATCGAATTCTGTGGGAACCGTGGGAGGACTTCATCACGGGAACAGACGACACGCTGAACGTGCCAAAAATCACGCCGCGTGTAACAGGAGTCAGCACCGACGTGCTGACAGGAAGTGTCTTCGACCACTTCGGAATACTGCCGCAAGCCTACAGCGACAGCGAGCTGCAGGTGACAGCATTCCCCTTCTGGGCATATTTCAAAATCTGGAACGAATGGTTCCGTGACCAGAACCTGCAGACCGAGTGGACATGGCCGGACCCATGGACCAATAACTATTCAGATGAAATCATCCAGGAGGGAACCCCAGACGTGGCATGGGAACAAATGCCACTGCGCGTAAACAAGAGGCACGACTACTTCACGAGTTCGCTGCCATTCGCGCAAAAAGGAACACCGGTGAGCCTCGCAATCGGAGGCATCGCACCGGTAATACAGACAGGGACCGACGTGCAATGGGAAGCAAACGTCGCGCCCTTCAACCAAGGAACACTGCTCAGCGATGGAGCTGGAGCAGTAACGGGACCAGTAGGAACAGCAGGCGGCGCCGACCTCAACTACGTCAGCGGCCTGTCGGCCGACTTAAGTACGGCGACCGCGGCAACAATCAACGCAATCCGCCTCGCATTTCAGACGCAGCGATTGCTGGAAAGAGATGCACGGGGAGGATCAAGATTCGTGGAATCGATCCTGGCCCATTTCGGAGTTCGGGTACCCGACTTCCGCGCTCAGAGGCCGGAATACATAGGGGGATCCAAAATACCGATCACGGTGAACCCCGTAGCACAAACCGCCGCATATGACGCGGAACCAGACCCAACCGAGCCAAGCCCGCTCGGAAACCTCGGCGCAGAGATGCACGCCTCGGGAAACAGAAAAACCTTCACCTACAGTGCAACCGAACACGGATACATCATCGGACTTGCGACGGTACGCGCAACGCCAACGTATCAGCAAGGAACCAGGAGGCACTGGAGAAGGTTGACGCGACTGGACTACTACTTCCCGGTGTTCTCACACCTGGGGGAACAAGCAGTCGCAACAGAGGAAATCTATCAACAGGCGACAGGAGCGCCGGCAAATGCAACCTGGGGATTCCAGGAGAGACATGCCGAATATAGATACACGCCGAACGAAATCACCGGAGTCCTGCGCAGCACCGCGGCGCAGCCGCTGGACTGGTGGCACTACGCTGAAGAGTTCGGCAGTGAGCCTGCATTGAATGACGCATTCATACAGGACAAAACAAAGGAAACGCTGGGACGGTCGCTAGCAGTAGCGCCAAACCAGCAATGGAGTGCACAGATCATCATGGATATCTTGCACGAATCGAACGTGGCCCGACTGATGCCCGCGTACGCAGTACCGGGACTCATCGACCACTTCTAAGGAAAAACAATGCCACTTCCCGCAATACTCGGCCCCATAGCAGGGGCCGTCATCGGAGGACTCTTTGGGAACAAAGCCCAAAGCAGTGCGAATAAAACAAATATCCGGTTAAACAAGGAGAACCGGGACTGGGAAGAGAGAATGAGCAATACCTCATACCAACGAGGTACGGCTGACATGCTGGCTGCAGGACTAAATCCCATGTTGGCGTATAGCCAGGGGGGAGCCAGCACACCGACCAATAGTGCTGCGACAGTACAACCCAAGATGGCGATGCCAAACGCAATGACGAATGCAGCGATGCAGGCGGCAAACATAAACCTGACACAGCAATCAGCACGTAAGGTAGGGGAAGAAGCAGACCAAGCGGAAATAGTAACGGGCGATATGAAGCAAGAGCGCGGCCTAACAGGCGGACCGGAAACATTCTGGCGTTCAAAGTGGAACGCTATGATGAAAGGAGAAAGCGAAGCAGACCGCGCAAGGATCGAAGCGAAAACCGCAGAAATACAAAGGCAACTCGCAGAGACAGGGCTAACGCAAGCAAAAGTAGAACTAGAGCTAGCACAGAAAACCCTCGGCTATAAGGTTACGAGTGCACAACAAGCCTCGAAACTACTCGAAAAGCAGGTGAGCTTCCAGGAGATGCAAACGCTCCTGGCGAGCCTAGACCTGCCAGAAAAACGAGTCATGGCCGAATGGTTTACAGCCGTCGGAGCTGCAAGCCCTGCATCGAAAGCCGTAATGAGCATCGGACAGTGGATCAAATTCATAATGAGTGGCAAATGAGGTACCCATGAACTACTACCTAAACAAACAACGCGCGATCACGCGCGACAGCACGCCAACGATGACGGACCAAGCAGGCGCCAGAGACACGGATATCAACGTCCTGGTTGGTCAGTTCCTGACAACCGGAAGAGTCCCAGGCAACCCGAAGG